CCATGCTTTATAACAGCGTCAATAATCTGACACTGACGCTCAGTTGCGAACTGCTTTAAGCTCTCTAAATCCATGACTAGCTCCGTAACATAAAGGCCGCAGCAGAAACTAAAGCCGCAATTAAGATGCGAACAAACCACTCGTTGGCACTACTTGTTTTGGCGGTCATGGCTAACTTAATAGCATGTTGATCAATAGCTTCACTATGGCGATTAAGGCGGTTATCCTGAACCACGTTGTGATCGACCAAATTCTCCAGTTTTATAGAATGCTCGGTTAGCTTTATCATCGCATCAGCTAACTTATCGATCTTTGCTTCCAACCTGTCAAAACGTGCGGCTTCCATCGTATTAATACCCTTTTATATGCTGAACTAGATCAATACGATCCTTTAGAAACTCGCAGTTTGTCAAAATCACCAGATAGCATCTTGCGTTTAATTATCTCTTCTTTAGCGGGGGTGTCGTCCCAGGCAACGCCTGCTTCTTTTAGCCACTCACCTAATAATGCAGCATCAATTACGCCAATCAATCTTGACTCACCAAACTCAGCGTTACCGTTTTGGCGGTATGCTTCTGCCGCGTCTAACATGGGGTTCCAGTCGTGTGTTTTAACGTGAATGAGTTTATCCCCGTCTTCCACCCACCTTTCAGAAATCTTAGCCATCGTATTTTCCTTAAAAAAAAAGGGCCGAAGCCCCTTTGTATTGTGGCGGTTTTAAACGCTATCTACGCTGTACAGTCTGCGATAAGACCCAAGCTTTTCTCATTACGGACGACCAAAGTGGCCTCTGTGAGAACCTGTCTCGTAACATTATCTCCGTTTTTAGCTAACGGCTCATTCTTCATTGGACGCAATGATGCAAGTGCAAGCATATTAGTCTGAAGAATAAAGACATCCCTGGCGGCCTGGTGACGTGATGGGGTGAAGGTCACAGATCCCCAGGGCGTCATGTAGATCGAAAGCAGCTGGGCTACGGATCCGTTCTGGGCTGTAGCTCTTTCATTATTGTTACCAACGAAGCCAAGTGCGCGGCTCATTTGGGCTGCAGAGAGATACACAGTATCTGGATTACCACCTTTTTCCCAAATGCTTTGCATACACGCATCAAACTTAGTCTGGTTAAAGACAGTTTGTGTGCCGTTAGTACGCGCTGTAGCACCAGGAACAGAACCAGAAGGGTTAGCACCACCACTACCGATGTTGGTTACGTTACTCGTGATGTAACTAGTTAAACCACCTAACTGACGAGCAGTAGTAGAGTTACCGGCAACACTTGGAAGGTTAGCAAAGATTGAAGCTTCAATATCAGTCTTCTGCTCTTTTGCTACTTTCACGATTTCATGGGTCATCTGCTTGCCATAGCCGATGTTTGTAACACTCTGGTCAGTGCCAGACACCGTTACAGCGTTCTTGAAGATTTGGGTGAAATTGTGGAGTTTTGCTACTGCAGATCGTGCTTCAGCAGTGGTTGCGTCACCCTCAATATTTTTGTTCGTGGATACAGCTGAACGTAATGTATCAGTCTGCCATTGATGCAACGTGTTAGTTGCGCTGGTCTTAGCAATAGAGCTAAGTAAAGGTACTTCACTTGGGTCGACGTTATAGATTACGGTCGAAATATCCTCTTTTATAGAGTTAGAATCGTACGTATCGAACGTATTAGTTGGTTGTGCCATGATAAATTCCTAAAATTTAAAATAAAGTTAATTGTTGAACAGTAAAGCGGCAGCATCTTGGACGCTTCCCGACTTTTTCAATTTAGACATCAACTTCGCTTCAGTGCTTTTAGCAGATTCGCCTGTCTTCTTAACCCCGGACTTCATCAATGGACGAGCTTTTTTGAGCTTAGTTTGCACATCACTCTTACCCTCCAGCGACTGCCGCCATAGCATACTTTCATGGAGCGCCTGCATAGTTCTGGCATCGACAATTGCATTAATATCAACTGCTGTAAATCCGAGCCTTTCACCATTTTTAATTAAATTCTCTTTCAGTTTTGGTGCTTTTTTAGCATCTCCAAAATCTGGAATAAGTGTTTTTAATTGCTCCATCTGCTGACTCAAGTTGGCCTTATTGACCTTTGCTTGTTCAGCCTGCATTGCCTGGCCTTGATGCTGTAGTCGGTTTCTTTCGGCTTGAAACTTGCCCATCTCTTCACGGTAAGTAGCTTCTGCCTCTATGTACCCAAGCGGGTCATCTGCCAGTAGTTCTCTAGTGGGTGGAGTTGGTTGAGTCACTAAGCCATTTTGACTTATCTGCTTTAATAACTGATCCAAGTTTGATCGCTGCTGATTTAGCCCGTTATAAGCCTCTTCTGCCTGCTTTCGCTGCTCGGCCGCTTGCTTCATGCCTTGTTGTATGTAACGTTGTCCACTATAGCTTTGCTTTAGATCTTGTAGGCTTACCTTGACGTGTTCGCCATCAACTTTGATAGAGAATGTTTCGGAACCAACTGAATCGGCTTGCTCTTCGGATTCTGATTCATATTCATCACCTTCGTCATCATCATCAGCTTCTGCATCTTCTGCATCTTCTTCTGAATCATCAACTTCGGCTTCCTCTTCTTCAGCCTCTGCTTCTTCTACCTTATCTACTTCAGGTTCGGTAGATTCTACTTCGGCTGTCTCTGGCTCTGGAGCCAGTAACGCTTCAACCGCACTTTCAATAGTAATGCTTTGGTCAGTCGCTTCCACGGTGCTTACCTTTCTTTGTTGCGTTTATCTCGCATATCCTCATTCGTGATTACACGTTTGAGAGTAGCTTCGAACTCGTTTAATGCCCGCGTCATAGCGTGAGCATCTTCCCTAGCTTCCGAATCGGATTTACTAGATTGTAAGAACTTTTTAACCTGTTCTGCTCGTACACTATCAAATACAGCAACAAAAGTATCATCGGCTAACAATTTTAAAGCCTGAGATTTCAAAATCATTGAATATTACCCATCCGAGGGGCTGCCTGCATTGCACGAACGCGCTCAACGTCTACCGCAGTACCGTATTGGCCTAAGATTTTAGCCGCCTCAATGAGTAGTTCTTGGTTCATCTTGTCGCGGTTTAGGTCATCGCCAGCTTGTAATTCACGGTATTTAAGCTGTAGCTCTTGTAGTTCACGACCCTGTGCAGATTGCATTTCAGCAGCCTTAACTTGCATACTAGATTGCATCTTAATTTGATCACCCTGCATCTTACCTTGCATACGCATTTGATCGCCCTGCAACTTGGCCTGGGCCTTGATCGTTTCAGCTTGAATCAATGCTTCTGCCATTGGATCGCCCTGCTGTCCAGCCTGTGCTGCCTGCTGCTGCTGTGCTGCAATTAACTGCTGCTCTTTCTCATCAGTCATCGGGGCGTAGTAACGGTCAGCATTCTTGAGGCCACTCAAAGCTAGCATATCGGATAGCGTGTTTCGCATTTGAGTCATTGAAACTAAGCCATTTTGCGCCCCGTAGGTTTGCCATATCTGCTGCTGAGTTTGGAAAGTTTGCATTAGTGCGGCAGCTTTAACGTCCTCTTTGCCAGTACCAAGGCCCACGTTAATCTCCATATCCATATCAATATCCCAAACACTTGGGTCTACTGGTATAAATTCACCGTTGAGGCGCATCATCTGCTCGTCAGGAGAGTTTTTAACAGCAACATGTAACATTAGCTGGAATAACCGCTTCATGCCCTCGGCGAGGTTTCTAGCCATCACTTCAACGTGTCCTGCACTGGCTTGTGCGGTCAGTGCTGCGCCTGTCGCTGTGGTGTTCTGTAGAGCATCAGCGTTAAGCCCCATACTCATCTTAGAGATGCCTGTTTTCTCCTCTACAAGCATATCGAGGTATTGGAGGGCTGGTAGGGTTGCCCCTGCTACAAAAGGTACTACAAGAGGGTTTACTGACCCTATTTGCTCTGAACGAATGATTGCACCAATTTCGTTGTTTAGCACGTCATCCATCTCTACTAGGTCTTCGTTAACTTCTAGGCGAGGAGTGTTAGTTAATGCCACGTTGTCTAGGATTCCACGCAACACACTTGTAGTCGTATCCTGATCGTTCATTACCAGTTCCGCTAACGAGCGGCCATAGAATGCGTGAGGTTCTGGGTCCACATGGAAATCAGCAAAGGGAACTCTGTCCCAGGGCTCTTGCTCTAATATCTCGTAGTTAGTGCCACCACATAGAAACTTATGAAGGGTTGGTACGCCATCTCCCTCAATGTCAATTTTCATATAGGCTTCAGTAACAACAACCAGGCGCATAGAGGGGTCATTAACAATATCCTCTTCTGAGTCTACGCTCTCACCGAAACGTAATATCTGTTCTTCATCGCCACTGGAATCGTCACCTGAACCTGCCAAGCCATCAATAACATCCTGGTCAAATCCCATTGCTACTAGATCGCCTGCGTACTTTTCTGACTTATGACAAACAATGTAAGCGTCATCAATTGATTTAGCACTGCCGTCAATAAAGAACTCCTCTGGAGGTATCCCCTCAACAACCATCTGCCCTTCTTCGCGCTTATGGGAAATCACCATACTGTGGACATTGACAGGAGCTTCCATTCCGAATTGGTCCATCTCCATAGATATTTCTTGCGAATGCTCTAAGACCTCAACATCATCGTCTGAGAGAAGCATTTCAACTTCTTCGTCTGATAAATTCTCATAGGTGTATGATTTAGCAGCACAGTAGTTATTCCACCAAACCTTAACCAGGCCAACCTTTTTAACCAAGGAGTCATGTATGGCGTTATTTAATACGTTATACCCACCTACCTTGTTAAACACCCAGTGCGTATAGGCAGTTGCTTGTTCTGCGTTAGCCACATCTTCCGGGCCTTTAGGCGTGAATTCCACGAACTTATCGTTAGTCAAGAACACGCGCATTAAACCGGGCTTTGCACCACGAACAACATCGCGCACTTTGGTAGAGACAACCTTAGATCGACCCTCTTCATGGCTTAGGTCCACAGCGCCATCAAAGTATTTCTGGGCACGTTCTCGCTGATCTCGAATGTCACTGTCAACGTAATCAATAGCGGCCTCTATCGCGTTTTTTACTGCGCCTTGTATTTCATCTTCTTTCATTTGTGGCATTGTTAAATCCTATTAATTAGATAGCAGACTTTGAGTTGCTTTTTCGCCTTGTGTACCGCCATAGTATGCAGCCCCACGTTGAGCCGATGCTTGGAATCCTTGCATGATTTGTGCAACTTTCTTTTGTACAGCCATCATTGCGCTTTCATCAGTTAATGCTTTTCTTACCAGTTCTGGGTTATCCGATAAAAGAACATCAACTATTTTTCCGCGCTGCGCCTCTGTTAGATTTGGAGCCAAATCTTGGATTAGCTTAACTCCTACAGCCGCAATATCTCTGACATTTGGTGTAAGTGTTGCTCCAACCATTTCGCCTACAGATATTCCTTTATTTTGCTGTTTTAATGCTGCATTAGTTAATGCTGTAGTTGGGCCACCTATAACTACTTCTGATGTAGCTTGAGTTGTGCCAGAAAGTTCAAGCTGCCTTAAAACTTTAGCCTGCTGCTTTGGTGGGAATACGCTAGTAAATAATTTTCCCTCAAGTGATTCTGGGTCAGACATTTTTCCTAAAAAGGCTTTCCTTCCATTTCTACTCATTTTGTCATTAATTTTAGCCATAACACCTTCACGGAAGGCTTGAATATCCACATCGTTACCGCTTTCTAATAAATTATTAAAAGTAATTTCTAACTGTTCTGGTGGGCTGTTAAAAGCCTTTCTACCTTCTTCAAATTGTGTTCTAGCCCCCATCATTTTTTTATAGCCAGCCCTAACAGAACCCAACTCTGGAGAAAAGTTATCAATAGATTTGCGTAATGCGCTTTCAACATCACCTAAAGCCTCACCTAATCCACCAGAACCATCACGATATGCTTTTCCTTTAGCTTCAAAAATTGTGCGTCTAATAATTTCAGAATCTTCAAGAGTAGGTAATCGGGCATATTCAATAGACCCGTTATCTAATTGTTTAAATAAAGGCACTAATTTTTTAGCCGTATATATTTTATTAATATCAGTCATTGCATCAGGTAGTTGTTGAACTGCGCCTAGAGTAACGTCTGATAAGTTTTGACTAACATCGTCAGCCTGATCAAATACTTTTTTATAACCATCAGTTTGAGTTTGCTTCCAATCAGCCTCATTCATGCGTGTGGCTCGTAGTACATTTTCATCTGTGGTTGTTGATAGGCCACTTTTAACGCCAGATAGTGCTTTTAAACGCTTTCTTTTGGCTCTTGCTGGCAAGGTTTCACGGATTTGTTTTTCTGGCAATCCACCTTGAGCCATTAATGCTCTTACATTAATATGCAAAGTTCTGTTATCCGACATTGTTTCGCCAGCAGCAATACGACCTACAATTTCATCTGTAGTTAATCCAGTGTCATTAGCCATTCGCAATAATTCTTGTTCAACAACTGTTGCGCCACGCTTTCCTG